AACATAGAGAAAAACGTATGCAGCAGTGGAAACATGAACAGTTGAAGAAAATAGGGAGGTAAACAGATATGGCATTAAAACAGATTATGCTGGCGAAGAAAATCGAAGGAAAGGAAAGAGAGATTGAGAATCTCCGGAATCTGACAAAACAGTTTGAAAAAAGAGAAAAGGAACTGGAGACCGCGATCAGCGAAGCTAAGACAGAAGAGGAGCAGAGAACAATCGAGGAAGAGATTGACAAATATACCAAGGAAAGAGAAGCTCATGACAATAAGGTAACTGAGGCGGAAAAAGAATTAGAAGGGTTGCGGGAGGAGGAAAACGAGTTGAATAGAGGAAAGCCGGGAAAGGGAGAAAGTCATAGAAATCTCGGGAGGGGAAGTGAAGAAGCGAAACTTGAGGAAGCGAGAGCGGGCATTAATGCTTATGTAAGATCCAGAGGACAGATGAGGGATGGATTTACGTCCGTAGATGGGGGAGCGCTGATTCCAGAAGAACTGCTGACTCCGCAGATGAAGCCGGAAGATGTGGTTGATCTCAGAAATTATGTAAAGATTGTGTCTGTAAATAGCGCGTCAGGAAAATATCCGGTGATTGCGAAGGCTGGAAGCACAATGAATACAGTAGCGGAACTGGCGGAAAATCCAGAACTCGCAAATCCGGAAATTGAAGAAATTGAGTATTCTGTACAGACAAGAAGAGGATATATTCCGATTTCTCAGGAAGTAATTGACGATGCAGATTATGATGTAACAGGTCTGATTAGGGAGGAGATCTCCTCACAAGCACGCAATACAACGAATAAGGATATTGCGGCTGTGTTAAAAAAGGCAACTGCGAAAGAGGTAATAGGGGTAGACGGGCTGAAGGATCTTGTCAATAAAGACATTAAAAAGGTATATGCAGTAGGGTTTTACATTTCCGCCTCTTTGTATGCGGAACTGGACAAGCTGAAAGATAAAAATGGAAGATACCTTCTTCAGGATTCGATCACGGCGGCAAGCGGAAAGCAGTTGCTTGGGCGACCGGTAATCGTTTTGGATGATGATATGATTGGAACAGAAGCGGGAAATCTAGTTGGATTTGTTGGAGACGCAAAAGCATTTTGTGCCTTTTTTGACCGGAAACGCACTAGTGTGGAGTGGATCGATAACCAGATTTATGGAAAGCTTTTAGCAGGGATTATTCGCTACGATGTAGAAAAAACAGATGAAGATGCGGGATTTTATATTACATATAAAAATAGTGCGGAGGGAAACTGATAGACCCGTCAGTAGTTAGCGTTCCACCAGAGACAGATCAAATATATGGGAAACTGGTATCTGAGATGATTAGTAACACTGCCGTCCTGGTTGATGGCAGCGTTACAGGAACGTTGAAATACGTGACGGGCTATACTGGGTTTAACCAAGAAAAGGAGGAAGAACAGGAAGGGTATTTCTTCCCGTTTATGCTTGGAGGAAGCGGTACAACTATGACATTCAAAAAGAATGGAATGGTATCAAAGGAAGCAATTCCGTGGGAGAAAACGAACGTATTCAGAGTGACGCAAGAAGACACATTTACTGTATTAGTAGATGATAATGAAATCGTTACGTTTAACTTTAAAAAAGCCAAATTTGAGGAAGTGGAGGGAGCATAATGAAACATATCGTAATCAAAAAATTTCGTGATTTGCAGGACGATGGACGCATTTATAATGTTGGTGATGAGTATAAAGGAAAAAAGACAAAAGCACGGATTGACGAATTGGCAACGGATAAGAACAGGATTGGAACCCCACTGATTAAAAAAGAAGAGTAATTTATGTGGTGGAGGAAAGAATGTTGAATGAAGAAATCATGCCATTATTAAAAGCGAGACTGGGAATTTCGACAGATGTAAGGGATAAGCTTCTGAAAGCATTGATTGATGGAATCATATCGGAATGTAAAAATACGCATGGGATTGAACTGGATGAGTGGCCGGAGCATATTATGTTTGTTTTGGATTGGGCTACATGGAAATACCAGCATCCGGAGGATGGAACGACACCAAGGAGCATCCAGTACCGACTCAAAAATATGATCATACAAAAGGAGTGCAGGAACGATGAATCTGACTTGGGATGAGGAAGTAATTCTGGTTGGAAATTCAGGCTTCATTGAGGATGAACTAGGGCAGCAGATACCACAAATAAGCGAAAGAACGGTGTCGTGTTGCAGACTTCCGGTATCAGGCGCCGAATTTTATAAGGCAGGTCAAAATGGAATTGAGATTTCAGAGATGCTTACGGTACACCCATATGAATATGGCGGAGAAAACATCGTTATTTTTCAAGGAAGAAAACTTCGGGTGCTTCGGGTATATCGGAAAAATCTGGAAGAATGTGAGCTTTCTTGTACGGAGAAAGTAGGTGATCGAGATGCCGAGAGAGGGGATTCGGCCAGAAAAACTTGCGTTTGAGATCGAAAAGCAGCTAAAAGAATACACCGATGAGATAAAAGAAACAGTCTGGGATATCGCGATGGATGTGTCAGAAGATGCGGTAAAGAGACTGAAAGAAGAAAGCCCTAAGGGAAGGCAGAGTGGGAAATATGCCAAAAGCTGGGCGCGTACTACAGACCGAAATGGGATCATTATTCATGCTGGGAGAGGAGAATATCGGCTGACCCATCTTCTAGAAAAGGGGCATGCATTGAAAAGAGGGGGAAGAAAAGTTGGGAAAAGTCCAGCATATCCACATATTGAAAAGGTGGAGAAAGAGTGTGTGGAACAGTATGTGGAGGAAATAGAAAGGAGATTAGGACAATGACATTGCCAGAGCTGAAAAAAGTGTTGAATACGCTGGGATTGCCGCTGGCATATCTGAAATGGGCTCCGGGCCAGGTACCGGAACTTCCCTACATACTGTATTATGCGGATGAGGATATCGGCTTCTATGCAGACGATGAAGTTTATAATGAGGGGTATGCGGTTACGATCGAAGTATACACAGAAGAGAAAAAGCTGGATTTGGAAGAACAGGTAAAGAAATTATTAAATGAAAACCATCTTGTTTATGAATCTTATGAGGATTATTTGGATTCAGAAGAGATGTTTTTAAAAGCTTATGAAATTAGAATTTAGGAGGAAATTATGCCAGGAGAAGCAAGGAATAAAGTTGAGTTTGGATTAAGAAATGTACATTATGCGGTAATTACAGAAGGGGACGACGGAGCCATTACTTACGGAACACCAACGAAAATTCCAGGTGCGGTGTCCATTACGATGGATAAAAGTGGAGATATGGTTCGATTTAAGGCAGATGATATTGACTATTATACGGCCCCGAATAATCAGGGATACGAAGGTACTTTGACAATCGCCAGGACGCCGGATGAATTTAGAAGCGATGTGCTTGGTGAGGAAAAGACAGATGGAGGTGTGATGATTGAGAGTGCCGATGCAAAAACAAAAAGAATCGCACTGCTCTTTGAGTTCCAAGGGGATGTAAAAGCCACAAGACATCTGTTGTATTATTGTTCTGTTGACAGACCCTCTATTTCAAGTACAACAAAAGACAGTGGGGATCCAAATACGACAGAACTTGCCATTGTAGCTAGTCCGCGGCCGGATAATAGTCTTGTCAAAACGAAAACGACAGAGACTACCAAAACACAAATTTATGATAACTGGTATAAAAAGGTATATGAGAAAGAGAGTGAAATAGAATCGGCGTAAAGAGGGAATGGGAGATGTTATTTTTGAAAGGAGTACGGAATGGAGAAAACGGTATATATTGATGAAAAACCAGTACGTCTTAAATCAACTGCGGCATTACCAAAAAGGTATAAGGCACAATTTAGAAGAGATTACTTTGCGGATTTGCTTAAAATTGCGAAAGTATTTGGTTCAGGGGCAAAAAAGAGAGCAGATTTACGCACAATCAGTTTTGACGATTTAAACCATTTTGATATGGATGTATTGTATGATATTGTTTGGACGATGGCGAAATCGGCAGATCGCACAATTCCAGATCCGATGGAATGGTTAGATGGATTTGAAACGTTTCCATT